ATGGAAAAAGTTATTATTGAAAAAGATAAATTACACAAATGTGTGATCTTGGAAAAAGACGGTGAATTTGTATTTCGTTCAGGACCGGGAGAGTTCCACGAAGATGTTGCAAATAGATCCAAAGAACTTGAACCAGAATTAAAGGATTGGAGAATTCTTGGTGGTGGAAGAGTTAGATGGTCTGATCTTGGAATTAGAGTATATGGACGATCAATTGACTATGGTTATATGGACGAAGAGATCGTGGAAGAACTTGTTTCAGAGTTCGCAAAAGAAAATGGTGTTGAATTTACTAACGATACAGGAATAGGATATTAAAATGAAAAATCCATCAGGAAAAAAATTAGATAAGATTTTGTTCAAACTATTTGACCAAATGATTGAAGGTGTTGACCAATACAATCATAGTGGTAGTTTATGGATCATCTTTACCAATGAACGACAATGGGTTGTTGAATATACCGAAGGAGGAACTCTATGGTATAACTACAAACTATTCAAAAATGAAATGGAATTGGTTGGTATGGATTGCGTTGAAAATAAAGAATACATAACCAGATGGTTTGAATATAGATTTTTGAATAAACCAAAGGTTGATAAAACTTGGGACAATCCGGTAGATGTGTGGTATCAAATTGAAGACACCATTCAAAATGGGGTGAAGAACACCAAGGTTAGGTCCGCATTGCGCAGGATATCAGTTGAAGATACCATTCAAAATGGGGTAAAGGAGACCCAAGAGTGGCGTTTGGATGCGACTCATTATATTATAGACACAATTGAAAATGGGGTGAAACACACTACAGGAACATCAACTGACTTACGATATAAAAGGGTTGAATACACTATTCAACATGGGGTGAAGGAAACTAAACTTGGTGCACCAGATAATCGTGATTGGTTTATTAACGATGCTATTGAAAATGGAGTAAAAAACATAGCACCACGACTATGGGATAAAACCGAAGTAGTTGAAAACACCATTCAAAACGGAGAAAAAATTAAATAAAATGAAAAATCCATCAGGAAAAAAATTAGAGAAACTTGTCTTTGGGTTGTTTGACCAAATGATTGAAGGTGCAGACAAGTATGTTACAGAACAAGGCTCAACTTGGTTGATCTTTACCGAAGACAAAAGATGGGTGGTTGAATTCACAAAAGATAAAACTTTGTGGTTCAACTATAACCTATTTCAAAATGAGTTAGATCTAGTCAGTAAGGACTGCACTCAAGAAAGAGATTTGATCAAGAACTGGTTTGAATCAAGATTTTTGGGTATTGATGTGGTTGAGGAAAGTTTAAGCACTGCTGGAAAACCATTGAAGGTTGAAGACACCATTGAAAATGGGATTAAACACACTCAGGTTTCGTGGAATATCACAACGGATGAAGTTAAAGATACCATTCAAAATGGGGTAAAACACACTTTGCACGCCCCAAGCATGGCCTCGTTTACTGTTGAAGACACCATTCAAAATGGGGTGAGACACACCTATCCGAAGGAACTATCACCCACGTGCCGTGTTGAAGACACCATTCAAAATGGGGTGAGACACACCGATTATTTTGAATATACTAATAATACCTTAGTTGAAGATACCATTCAAAATGGGGTGAAACATACCTCATCAGTGACTTTAGCTTTGACGCGCTGTGTTGAAGATACCATTCAAAATGGGGTGAAACATACCAGATATGCCGTTCCTAGAAGATGGAACGCCGTTGAAGACACCATTCAAAATGGAGTGAAAGAAACAACACCTAGTGGTTATTTGGGTTCAATAGAGATGAAAGGGAAAATAGTTCATCAAATTGAATCTCCAAAACAAAATAATGAGGTTGAAGACACCATTCAAAATGGGGTAAGACACACCGAAGTAGATGGGATGAGGATAAGGAGTGGGGTTAAGGACGCCATTCAAAATGGAGTAAAGGACACTGTGTTAGCAAAAACGGATAGATTAGTCGGTATTGAAGACACCATTCAAAGTGGTATTAAAGACGTATCTGATAGACCATTCACATTTGGATCAAGTATTGATGATGCCATTGAAAATGGTGTTAAAGAAACTAGAGAGGTAACATTCTTGAACCAAATGTTTATTGAAGAAACAATTGAAAATGGAGTTAAAGATGGGATTTGATAAAAAAATATTAGAGTTGAGTAGAACAATCTACCAAACATCTATCATGTGTCATAATGCTAAAGGTAACCCAACCAAACAGATTGATAAGATCAGAGGGATGATTCGTGAGTTCATCAGAACAGAAGTTGTTCCTTATGAATTGACAAATTCAGAAAAATTGACTTTTATTTTAAAAAACGAATTAATGATTACAGAGGCTGTTGGTAAAGGTCATAAAGCGAGCGATGGTGATGAGTTTCAAAAGACAAGAGAGAAAATTAAAAAATACAGAAAAGAATTAAACATATTATGAGCGAAGATAGAACACCCTATTTAAGATCCGACATGGATGAAGAAGAACAAAAACTATGGGACAACACTTTAATGGACGGATTAGAACGTCTTGACAAAGAAGAGACAATTCAAAAGATTAGAAATTATTATAACACCTGTTGTAATATAGATGGAAGACCGCCATCTAAAATAGATTTCAACGAATTTTTAGACACATTATAATGATTTAAAACAAAAAGAAGATGAACAAACTAGATAAACAATACCAAGATTTACTTCAAACTATTTTAGATTACGGAGTTGAAAAGAAAGACAGAACAGGAACTGGAACCAAAAGTATTTTTGGTTATACCATTCGTCATAATATGCAAGATGGATTTCCAGTTCTTACAACCAAGAAAATGGCTTGGAAAACTATGGTGACCGAGTTGTTATGGTTCCTTCGTGGTGATACAAACATTAAGTTCCTTGTTGATAATGGTTGTCATATTTGGGATGGCGACGCTTTTAAAAACTACATCAACAAAACAAATGAGTATAAAGGTGATTGGCCCGATACGATGGATGAGTTCATTGAACGTATCAAAACAGATGATAAGTTTGCTAAGAAGTGGGGTGAATTAGGTCCCGTGTATGGTAAGCAATGGAGAAGATGGGGTAGTAATATAATAGATGAGTTGAGTAATGTTTATACCAATGAAGTTGATTACGATATTCAAAATGGAAAATTACCATATGGTTCTTCCAATAGAAAATTTGTTATTGATGAAATTAAAAAATTAAACCCGTCAATAGACCAAATCCAAAACCTAATCAATGACCTTAAAACAAATCCTGACTCAAGACGATTGATGGTTAATGCGTGGAACCCATCAGATTTACCAAATCAAGTTCTTCCACCTTGTCATTACGGATTCCAAGTTTATACAAGAGAGTTGAGACCACAAGAACGTAAAGATTTATACGACAAGTCAAACTACACTAAAGATGTATTTCCCACAGATGATAATGGATGGAATAAGTTATTTGATGGATACAAAATTCCCAAACGCGCAATCTCTTTAATGTATAATGCTAGAAGCCAAGATGTTCCACTTGGAACACCATTTAATTTGGCATCTTATGGATTACTTCTAACAATATTAGCAAAGGAGGTTAATATGGTTCCTGATGAGTTAATTTCAAATATGGGTGATTGTCACATATACCTTAATCAAATTGATGGTGTAAAAGAACAATTAACAAGAGAACCATTTGAGTTGCCAACCCTTAACCCATTCCCAACTTATGAAGGGTCAAGACCATCTATAGAATCTTATGTTATTGGTGATTTCACACTTAAAAACTACCAATCACACCCGACTATCAAAATGCCACTTTCTAATTAACTTTTATTGGTTAGGTGATATTTATATGGTAAGGAGGTAATACCATATGATTATTTATAGGACAACAAATTTAATTAACCAAAAATTTTATGTGGGTAAAGACACACATAATAATCCTAACTATTACGGTTCAGGTAAAAGGTTAAAACTAGCAATCAAAAAATACGGGATTGAGAACTTCAAAAAAGAAACTTTAGAAGTTTGTAACACATTGGAGTTACTTAATGAAAGAGAAAAATTTTGGATTAAAGAATTAAATGCGATTAGTGAAGGTTATAATATTTCGTTAGGTGGTGATGGAGGTGACACTATAACTAATAACCCAAGAAGAGATGAAATTGGGTTGGAACATAGTAGAAAAATGAAATCACCCGAATACAATAAGAAGAAAGGCACTAAAATTATTAAATTAAAAAAAAGAGACGACCCAAATTGGGTGAACCCTCAAAAAGGTAAAATTAACCCATTAAAAGGAAAACCAAACGGAAAAAAAGGTATACCAAATCCAGAGCATTCAAAATGGATGAGAAAAAAGAACCCATTCAAAGGGAAAACACATAAACCTGAAGTAATACAAAGGATAAAAGAGTCAAACTCAAAACCTAAAAGTGAGGAACATAAACGAAAAATATCGGAAGCTTTGAAAGGAAATAAACCTGGTAATATGAGAAAAATTATTGTTGAAGGGATTGAATACGAAAGTTTAAGTGAAGGTGCGAGACAAATTGGAATACCAACATCAACAATAAAAAATAGATTAAAGTCACCAAAGTTTGACAATTACAGATATAAAAATTAAAATTAAAAAAATGACAATTGATAAAATAAAACTTAACCACAATAATCGGATGATTAGAATTGGTTTTGGAAAACACGACGGTAATTGGTTTTTCAGAATTGATTTTTGGTTTATCGGTTATAGATTTAAAAAATAAAATTATGAATAGAGACACATCGTGGGATGACCCACAATTATCAGACGGAGATTTCCCCTCAAATCAACCTAAGTTCAAAGTAGGTGATAAAGCAGTTAAAGTTAAAGGATATAAGTTTCCTTGCACAATCGTATCGGTATTTCAAACCGTAGAAGGAAATACCAGAGTCGTTGGTGAAATGGATGAATATGGACTTCTTCACATCTTTAACGAAGACCAATTAGAGAAGGCGAATTAAAATGAAAAAGTATAAGATAGATAAAATCTATATTTCAGAGTTGGGTTATCTTATGGTTACTTTGTATGATAAAGAAAAGAAAGTTTGGACAAGTATTAACGTGGGTGATTGGAAAAAATGTTTGAATCTAAACACAGATAAAATTAAAATAGAAGATATAGAGCAATAAAATGGGACTAGTAAAGAAAGAAAATTATCATTACAAAAATGATAATAAAAAACAAAAACACACAAAAAATAAAGAAAACGAAAAGTATGATGATTTTGTGTTAAGATCAGGTGACATACCAACGTTAAAAAAACCAAAACAAGTTGGATCATACAAAGTGGGAAAAAGTTTTCACATTTTCTTTGATAAAAAACCTAATTCAATTCATAGGTTATTTACAAAATTGTTACTGGGTTGGGAATGGCAAGACCAAAAGTAAAACGAATTCACGTTAATCAACACCACATTAGATCCAACAAAACAAAAGGAACAGTTCTTCCTGTGATTACAATTAAAGAAGGTAAAAAAAACACTTATTGTAATGAAGTGGAAATATTAGGTCCGAGTAGAATTATTTATGGTGGTGATGGTGTGGATGCTAAACCACTTTTGAGTTGTGGTGCAAGAGTTGTAATTGAAACAACAAGCGATATAAATATAATATCGTAAGATCAAGTATTTATAATCAAAAAAGATTATGGAAATATTAAAATTAGGATCGAAAGGTGAAGAGGTTAAAAAACTTCAAAAGTTTTTTGATTTAAAGGCTGATGGTGATTTTGGACCAATGACAGAAAAAGTTGTTAAAGAATTTCAAAAGAAACATTACTTGACTTCTGATGGTATTGTTGGAAAACAAACATGGGAGGCTATGGGTTTTGTATCAACGGATTTATCTGAAAACAAAAATCAGGCAAAAGGTTTGGAAATTAAACAACACTTTTTACCTGCAGGAGAATATAAACGTGAAAGAACAAAAAAAGAGTGGGTATTTCTTCATCACACAGCAGGATGGGAAAATCCATTTAAAACAATTGACGCTTGGGCAAATGACACAAGAGGTGCAATTGCAACCGAATTTGTTTTAGGAGGTCAAAATATTAGAACATGTGATAAAACTCACGATGGAGTTATGGTTCAAGCATTTCCAACAGGACATTATGCATGGCATTTAGGAACAGGATCAAATAAATTACATAGTTGTTCGGTAGGATTAGAAGTTTGTAATTTTGGTCAGTTAAAAGACGGGAAAACTTATGTTGGAACGATTGCTCATCAAGCACAGATTGTAAAACTTCCAAAACCATTTAGAGGTCATCAATTTTGGCACAAATATTCTGACTTACAAATAACCGCAATTAAAGATTGGTTATTGTTTATTGCTGATCGTGATGATATAGATATTAGAAAAGGACTTGTTGAATTAATTCATAAAAAAGGTGCTGATGCTTTTGATCACTTTGATCTTTCATTAGTGGAAAAAACAAGAGGACTTTGGACACACACAAATGTCAGAAAAGATAAAGTGGATATGTTTCCACAACCTGAATTAATAGACATGTTATTAAGTCTTTAAAAAATTAAAACCCCTCCTTCAAAGTTGGGGTTTTTTGTTTGATATTTCTTTTAATTTTTATTACCTTTGTTAAGTATGAAAAAAATGTTTATAATACTTACTTTGATTTTATTTTCTTGTTATCCGTCCAAATACAAATACATGATTAAAGACGAGAGAGGAAATCGTTATCTTTGTAATTTTTATAATATTTCTGGCGATGGATGTGTTATGTTTAATGACAAACCAGGTTATGATGGAACGCCAGGTTACCCAACTCGTGTTTGTCAACCATATACAATTAAAAAATTAAAATGAAAAAGATTAAAATAGACCCAAAAAAAGTTATTAGAGTAAAACCAAGAATGATCAAAGAAGGTCCTGATGTTGGACTATTATTTGCGATGATTTTAGGGTTTTTAGTTGGAATGACTTTAATCTCAATAATGTAAAAAATAAAATGGAACAATTAAACACGCACCCAATTAAAAAATCGGATTTAGGTTTTCACGGAAATCTATTCGGAGGAAAATTATTATCATGGATTGATGCATCAGCGGCGGGTTACGCGATGCAACTTTGCGATACACCAAGAATGGTTACGGTATCAATAGATCAATGTAATTTTGAAAAACCCGCAAAAGAAAGTCAATTATTAAAAATATATGGTAAACCATCAAAAGTTGGGAATACATCAATGACTCTATATATGGAAGCAAGAGCTCATAATGTTTACACAGGAAAACAAGATTTAGTTTTAAAAACCCATATAACATTTGTTCAAATTGATGAAGGAGGAAATCCAATACCACTTGGCGAAAAAGCAAAAAGTCGAATTAACAACATAATTAATTCGGATAATTAATATAATTTTTTTAAATTTGTATTATGATACTAACAATATTAAGTGATACTCACAACAAACACAAACACATTACAGGTGATTTGAAGGGTGGTGATTTGCTTTTACATGCCGGAGATATTTCTTCTATGGGATATGAGCATGAGATTCGTGAGTTTGCTAAGTGGTATAATGGTTTAGACAATTACACTACTAAAGTTTTTATTGCTGGAAATCACGATTGGGGTTTTCAAAATAATGTTGAAAAAACTAAAGAGATTTTAGAAACCTATAAAGACATCAAATACCTTGAAGATGAATTTTTGGGTATTATAGATGGTGGTGAACCTGAGATTAAAATTTGGGGTAGTCCTTGGCAACCTGAGTTTTATAATTGGGCGTTTAACTTACCTAAAGGTGGGTGGGAATTAGAACAAAAATGGAAAGATATTCCTGATGATATTGATATTTTAATTACTCACGGTCCAGCTTGGGGTATGTTAGATGATGTTGAAGGTCGTCGAGGACAACATTTGGGTTGTGAATTACTTGCCGATCG